TGGAGAAACTATTGGTGGGGTAAACTTGTCAATGGAAAGTATGAGCAGATACCTATTGAGCCTATGCAAGATTTAGGTTTAGTGTTGAAAGATATACTACAAGAGGATCATGGAGAGCCACCTGTACCAATCAATGAACGTAATGCTAGACACCACAAACACCCATACCAAAAGTCTTTGTGTGCTACTGCTACAATGTACAAGGGAGCAGGAAATAATGGCATGACTATTGTTGATAGACTAATACCTGTAGGAGAGGCAGAAGAATATGCACACTACAATTACAGAGCAACAAAAGAAGTGTACCATATGAATGGTAAAGCACCTACACTATTGACCATGCAAGGTGGCAATAGAGAACCAAAGGTAGCTACATATTCTGCAAAGGGTGGTCGCATAGTTAATCGTAGATTAAATGCAGATGGTGTGCGTAAAGATTATCAAATGGATTTACCATTGACACCACAAGTAGAGATACGAGATGATAATAAAACTAATTGTCTTACCACTGTACAAAAAGATAATGTTGTGGTAGAGGATATGACATGGAGAAAGCTAACACCTATTGAGTGTGAGAGATTACAGACACTACCTGATAATTATACAGAGGGTGTGTCCAAGACACAACGATACAAAATGATTGGCAATGGGTGGACAGTTGATGTAATCGCACACATACTTAAGGGTATGGAGTGTGAGAAACAATATTTACTAACTGACCCTGTATGGGATGAAAGGTGGACAAGATGTTAATGGAATCACTAATATGCCTAGCACTTAACGTGTATCACGAGGCTAAGAATCAAAGTTTTGTAGGACAAGTTGCAGTTGCACAAGTTGTTATGAATAGAGTAGAAGATGAACGATACCCTAACAACGTGTGTGATGTAGTCAAACAAGGCTTAACATACAAATGGAAACCTACACTACCCATCAAGAATAGGTGTCAATTTAGTTGGTACTGTGATGGCAAGAGTGATAAACCACGAGAACCAAAAGCATGGAGAGATGCTATGCACGTGGCAAATGGTGTGTACAATGGACACCTAGATGACTTTGTTGAGGGTGCTACACACTACCATGCACACTATGTCCAACCTAGTTGGGCAGAAACAAAAACTTATGTAACAAGAATAGATGACCACATATTTTATAGGTGGGATATTAAAAGGAGAAAGTGATGGATATAGGAGTAACTATTATCTTAAAAGATAAAGATAAATGCACCAAAGGACATGACATAAAAGTACAAACCAATGGGTATGCCTACTGTGTAGAATGTGGTGGGCATACTTTATATCAACTAAAGGAGAAGTAAATGGCAGTAGAACGTGACCAAATAGGTAAACCACCTAAAGTTACAGGCATAGATGTATGGTTAGATACAGGTGTGCATATTGAGGGTAGCACAAAGTTTGATTCTAAAACAAAAGAATTAGCCAAGAAAAAACTTATTGAGATAATTAATAAAGACCAATGTGATTTTCATTGGGTAGAACTAGAGGATTTGTAGTATGTCTAAAAGAAAGTATCACGATTGGGTCTACATGGCAGATGACTCAATGAACAAAGTATTAAAAACAGTAGTGGTGGCACTTCATGTCTATGGACTTTGGGTGTTTCTACAAGCATTATGGGAGAAGTATATATGAAAAATATATTTATATTATTATTGTTGCTAACATTTAGCACAAAGAGTTTCGCAGGAATGTGGAATGACAAGCCTGTGATGTGTGCAGAGAAACAAGAAGTTATGTACACAATACAGGAGAAGAAAGAGAGTTTAGTATTTAATGCAGTATCACTAACTAAAGTTAGGAGTAAGGAAGGTTTACAAAAAAGAATAGTAACATTACCTTTACAAATATATGTAAACCATGATACAAAAACCTATACAATAGTGGAGTATCATGACGAGCATAAAGTATATTGTATAATTAGTTATGGTACAGACTTAGCTTTACTACAAAATTTATAGGAGACAACATGAACGAAACAATACATAACACATGGCACTCTGTCATGAATCATGAACTGAATCCATTGCGACACATACCTGACTTGAACACTAGGCACATGGTCATGCAAGTATTAGCATGGATGTGGTGCATAGTATTCTCTATGTACTTTGGTAGTATGTGGGTGTTTGGTATAACTGCTATTGCTCACGTGTTTCTAATAAGTGCTATAGTTTTAACTGTAGCTACGTTTGAAACTGCAAAGAGAAAGCCTACTTTCTTTTTAAAGAAAGGCTATCACACACCAAGCAGAAGTAGATATATGTATTACAATGGCAAGAGAATTAAGTATGATGATAACGATAAAGGGGGAGAACATGAATAATATGGAAGATAAAAGCTACGAACTATTTTCAGAATTAATTGACAGAGAACATGAGAGTTTGATCCCTGATAAGACTATACCCACATTTAATATATGGGATGTAAGAAAGGAGAACAATGAATATTCTAGAACTAAAAGACAAATACCTAGAGTCACAAGACTTCAAACTTCTAGCAAGTAAAACACAGAAGGATTACGTCTACTTCTTAGACAAGATGTTATCCACCCCTGTGAATGGTAGGCACGTGTCTAGATCAAGAGTGTCCACCTTTACAGGTGTAAAAGCTAGACGAGCATACGAGACATGGCTCAAGAGAGGTGTGTCTTTTGCTAATCACATATGCTCTGTGTCCAAGAAGATGTATTCATATGCAAATGAAATGGGTTATGCAGAAACTAATCCATTCAAGACATTTAAATGCAAAACAACACATAATAGACGTGTGACTTGGACAAGGCAGCAGGTCAAAACTTTTTTAGACGAGTGCTATTTATCCTTTGAATACAGGAACTTAGGACTAATAGTTCAGATGGCATATGAATGGTGTCAACGAGTTGGAGACATGAGAATGTTAAAGTTTAGCAACATAGATTTTGATACAGGAGTATTGAATCTTGAGCAATCTAAACGTAGAGCATTGGTGCATCTACCCATAAGCGAAGACTTACTAGAAATGTTAACACAACAGAAGGAAGAGTTTGGTTTTCAAGAATGGGTAGCACCATATCCCTTTGCTAGACGTAAGTCATACGAGCCTTACACCCTACACAGGCTATCAAAAGTAGCACGAAGGGTGTTAGACTTGTGTGGACTACCAAAAGAACTACGTATAGCAGACCTGAGAAGGACAGGTACAACAGAAATGGTTGAGGCAGGTGTCTCTATGGCACAGATTATGTCAGTTACAGGGCATTCTACACCCAATAGTGTAAAGCCTTACATGAAAAATACTTATGCATCTGCAGAAAATGCCTTGACAAAAAGACAAACCTATGTTAAAAGCACTATGGATGTGCCACGATGATGGATATAATAAACAACATAGCAGATGAATTAGCAAGTGGAGAAACAAAAAGAATGAACTGTCCTAACTGTGGTGGATATAAAACTTTTACAATCACAAACAATGTAGGACAGTTGCTATGGAATTGTTACAAGGCATCATGCAAGGTGTCAGGTTCTACAAGAACAACATTATCAGTTGCCGATATTAGAAACTACTTTAGCTTGGTGCAACAAGATGATAATAAATTTAATCTACCTGACTACGTGGTTCATCACACAGGTAGGCAAGAAGTAAAAGAGTTTGCCCATAAGTATGGGATAAACTATGAGAGTATTCCTCTGTACTTTGACGTAAAAGAAAAGAGGATTGTGTTTCCCATAAGAGACAAAGGGATAATTGTAGATGCAGTTGGAAGAGCAACTAGTAAATTTACAAACCCTAAATGGAAACGATATGGGAATAGTAACGTACCTTTTTCTGTTGGAACAGGTAACGTTGCAGTGGTTGTTGAGGATTGTGTGAGTGCATCTGTGCTTGATAGTGAGGGGTGTGTTGGGGTTGCTTTGTTAGGAACATCTTTATCACAACAACACAGAGAGCATTTACAACAATTCTCAACAGTCATCATTGCTTTAGACCCTGATGCTAGTTACAAGTCTTTCAATATTATGAAAGAACTTAGGAGTTACGTTAACGAAGTCTTAGTGTTAAAGTTAGAAGACGATTTAAAGTATAGAAGAGAGAATGATTTAACTAAACTAAAGGAGTTATTAAATGGAACTATCGTTAATTAAAACTTTGATGAATAAAGATTTCTATGAAGATCACAAGGGTGCTAAGTGTCCTGATAGATTGTTCAGTAAAGAAGTTAGAAAGATCAAGGCAACCATAGATAAAGCTATGTTACAGTATGGTAGGACAGTTACTACAGATGAGATACAGGCATTGTTTCTATCATCTAATCCTAGCTTGACTACTGCACAGAAACAGGCATACGAATCAATGTTTCTTACATTGAAGAAGGAGACTGAACTTGGAAAAGACATTGCACAAGAGGTGCTTTCAAAATTATTTCAACAAATCGTGGGTGAAGATATTGCTAACATTGGTTTTAACTATGTTAATGGTACTCAATCCACACTTGAACCTCTTAGAAATATACTTGATTCCTATGGTGATGACTTTATTCCTAATCTAAATGTGGATTGGGAAGACCTTAGTATTGAGAATCTTATTAAGAGCAATGACCTAGAGACTAGATGGTCATTTAATATACCATCATTGGTGCATCAATTAGAGGGTGTCAATGAGGGTCACTTGATTGAGGTGGGTGCTAGACCTAACACAGGTAAAACTAGCTTCCATGCCTCTCTAATCGCTTCACCTACAGGCTTCGCACATCAAGGTGCTAGGTGTGTGGTGTTGTGTAATGAGGAGAAGGCAGTGAGAGTTGGTGCAAGATACCTAACTGCAGCAGTGGGCATGAATATGCACGAGATACGTGACAAACCTAGTCAGGCACACGAGTTGTGGAAGAAGGTGGAGAAGAATGTATCCATCAAAGATGCCACAAGTAAGGACATGAATTGGGTTGAGAGTATCTGCAAGGCATATAAACCTGATGTGCTTGTCCTTGATATGGGAGATAAGTTTGCAATCACACAAGGATTTGCTAGACAGGATGAGGCATTGAAGGCTAATGCTATCCATGCTAGACAGATAGGTAAGGCATATAACTGTGCAGTGTTTTATATGTCACAGTTAAGTGCAGAGGCAGAGGGTAAAGTATTACTGAACCAATCCATGATGGAAGGTAGTCGTACAGGTAAAGCAGCAGAGGCAGATGTTATGATATTGATAGCTAAGAACCCACCTGTTGAAGGTAAAGATGGAGAAGATAGTGTACGTCATCTTAACATTGTCAAGAATAAAATTACAGGTTGGCATGGTAAAATTATCTGTGATCTAGATTATAAGTTAGCGAGGTATCAGGCATGACAAAGTACATAACGTGTATCAAGTGTGACATAGAACAACCTGTGACACAGTTCATTGCCATGAAGTCAGGTGAAATAAAAAGAACTTGTAAGTCATGTAAGAATGGACACAAGGCTATAATTAAAAAGTTACGTAAGGAGAATGAATATCCTAGTGAGGATTACTGTTGCCCTATCTGTGACAGAGACTTAGAAGAACTATCTAAGTATGGACAGATGAGAATGAAGACATGGGTGTTAGATCATTGTCATGAAACAAATACTTTCAGAGGTTGGATATGCCACCACTGTAACACAGGACTAGGTGCATTCTCTGATGAGACAACAAGACTAGCCAATGCTATGCGATACTTAGATACACACAGGGTAAAACTTGAAAAGGCAGAAAACCTATACAGTCAAGAAGATATATCTGAACTACAAGAGGATTTAAAAGACGCAGAGAAGAAGGCTAAACAATGTGACTTAGCTAACTATCACAAGTCACAATACTCAAATATGTGGGCAAGAGAGGCACAGAGACTACGTAAGTTAATTAAGTTTATTGAGGCAGGATTAGAAGTACAAGAGTATGAAGGTGGCACTGTTTTAATTAATGATAAGTTTGTGGTTACACTACGTAATGATAATTGGAGAATACTACACAAGAATAAATGGTACAGGCACAAGTCTGACCTACAACATTTTATAGATAATTATATATTGAAGGAGCAAAACAAATGAAACTAACACTTGACGTAGAGAACACAGTTACCAAGAGAGATGGTAAGATGCACCTTGATCCGTTTGAGCCTGACAATAAGTTAGTCATGGTGGGTTGTCTCACTGATCAGGGCAACGAATACTTATACAGTGTGGACAGAGATGGTACATCTTATGTTGAGATACAAGAGTTACTAGATCAGGCAACCATACTTATAGGACATAACATAGCCTATGACTTGATGTGGCTATGGGAGTCAGGATTTAAATATGATGGTCCTGTCTACTGTACTATGTTATCAGAGTATATATTACAGAGAGGATTGAAAGAACCATTACATTTAAAAGATTGTGCAGAAAGATATGACCTTGAAACAAAGAAGGAAGATACTCTGAAACAATACTTTGCCAAAGGTTATGCTACAGATGAGATACCTAGAGATGAGCTAAGTCAGTATTTATCTGCAGATTTACACGCAACACAACAACTATGTGATGCACAGTACAAGAAACTAAATAGCACAGAGTATGCAGGACTTATGGAATCTGTAATACTTACAAACAAAGTTTGTGTATCTCTTGCTAAGATATATAAGAATGGATTTAAGGTAGATCAGGATAAACTATTAGAAGTTAAACAAGAGTTTGAGCAAGAGAAGAAAGATATAGAAGAACGTTTGACTGCACAGGTAAGAGAACTTATGGGTGATACACCTATTAATCTCAACAGTCCTGAACAAATGTCTTGGGTCATTTATAGTAGAAAGATCAAGGACAAGGCTACGTGGGGTAATTACTTTCATCCTAACATGAATGAAAAACAATTTAAAAATAATGTGGCATACAATTCTAGTGTGGTATATAAAACAAAAGCAGAACAATGTGGCTATTGTAAAGGCACAGGATATATCAGGAAGATAAAGAAGGATGGTAGTCCATATGCCAAGCCTAGTGTATGTCCTATATGTGATGGGAAGGGATATAAATTCATCCCTACAAAAGAGATTGCAGGATTAAAGTTTTCTGCACCTAATCAGAAGTGGATAAGTGCAAATGGTTTTAGTGTGAACAAACATAATCTAGAATTACTACAGAATGTAGCCAAGGATAGACATATGACAGATGCAAAATCTTTTCTACAAGATATACAGAGATTGTCTGCACTAGATACATACTTGTCCTCATTTGTTGAGGGCATAGAAACATATGTAAAACCTGATGGTATGTTACACGTAAGATTACTACAACACAGAACATCTACAGGTAGATTTAGTGGAGCAGATCCTAATATGCAGAATATGCCTAGAGGTGGTACGTTCCCTGTGAAGAAAGTATTTGTATCACGTTGGGAAGGTGGAGAGATATTAGAGGCAGACTTTGCACAGTTAGAGTTTAGAACTGCAGCATTTCTGTCACAAGATAAAGTAGCAATGAAGGAGATAGAAGATGGATTTGATGTGCATAGTTATACTGCTCGTGTTATTAGTGATGCAGGTGAGCCTACTACTCGTCAAGAGGCGAAGGCACACACGTTTGCACCACTCTACGGAGCAACAGGCTTTGGCAGATCGTCTGCACAAGCAACATACTACAAGCACTTCACAGAGAAGTACAAAGAAGTCAACTTATGGCACACCAGATTGGCTCAAGAGGCTATGAATACAGGCATGATAAAGACACCATCAGGTAGAGAGTTTGCATTTAAGAATATGCAGAGGTATGCTAATGGTAAGGTATCTCACTTCACACAGATAAAGAACTATCCTGTACAAAGTTTTGCTACTGCAGATATTGTACCTGTGGTTTTGATGGAGATAGAGAAACAGTTAAGTCAGTTAAAGTCATGTATTGTGAACACAGTTCATGATTCTATTGTGATAGATGTGCATCCTGAAGAGAAACAGAGGGTTACATTTATACTAAAGTCTATTAACTCTAACATGAAGAGTATCATAGATAATCAGTTTCAGATTGATTTCAACGTGCCTCTAAAATTAGATATGAAAATAGGTAATAATTGGCTTGACACAAATGACATTATGTGATATAACAAACAATCTTTAAAGAAAGGAAGGTAAAATAATGAACGAAGTTGTTACAATAAATACAGATAATTATTCTGTTATGGCTAAAGCTATGGGTCTAGCAGGGGAATCATCTGACAGTAAGAGTAGTAGTTTAGCTAGACTAAAACTACAACATAAAAATATAATGGGAATGAAGACAGTAGGTGATGAAGTAGAAGAAGTAGTAAAGATTAAGGCAGGTTCTTATAAATTAGATGTGCCTGATGATACTGCTTACTATGCTAAAGAAGTTACTATCCGACCCTTCATGCAAAGATTTATGTACAAAAGATTCGTAAAAAATAATAATGCAAAACAGGGTGAACCATTAGGTATCTTCCATAAAACTATTATGGCAGACAATTTAAATATTGACCTGAAGGATAATCAAGGTACATTTAATTGTGGTAAACCTAGTGGTTTCATAAAAGACTTCGCATCTTTACCTGCAGATATGCAGAACTTAATAAAGCAAATAAAAAGAGTTAGAGTTTTATTTGGATTAATAAGTATGAAAGATATGAAGACTGAGACTGAAGGTAAACTTACAGAGGTAAAAGATCTTCCTTTTATTTGGGAAATAGATAATCGTGAGGCATTTAAGATTGTAGGCAAACCTTTTGCTACACTTTCTACTATGAGAAAGTTACCTGTACAACATACTATAACTGCATTGGGTGATCCTAGAGCTTTGCCTAGTGGAGATAAGTTTTATGTTCCTAAAGTTATGTTAGATACCACTAACACTATATCTTTAAGTGACAAAGATCAAACAACTTTTACTGACTTTGTATCTTGGATTGAGAATTACAACACCTATATAATGGGTATGTGGGATGAAAAAGTAAACTCAACTATGTCACCTGAAGATGAAAATACTGTTGATCAATTTGTGCAGATTGATAATGAAGATGTAGACTAATGAAAAGTAATAACCCTTTCAAGGTGCATAATATTAACTATCTGTCACCTAGTAGTATTAACACCTACATAAGTGATATGCCTATGTGGATAACACGATATTTGTATGGTGTTAAATCTTCTAGTGGTGCTAGTGCAGTAAGAGGTATTGCAGAAGAGTTTGCACTAGCCAACAAGTATGAGAAGGGTGTGTTTGACTTTAATCTTTTAGATGTAAAGTTCATGTCCTTGTGTACAGAATCTCATATAGATTTGGGAGATACTAAAACAATAAAAGAAAGGAAGATATTAAAAGACTTTGGTAAAGTCATTGATGAAAACTTTAACCATAAAAATCTTGTAGCTTATCAAGAAAAGGTTGAAGTTCAGTTTGATGATTTACCTGTACCTGTCATGGGATATATTGACTTCAGATTTACTGATAAGATTGTAGATTTAAAAACGTCTACACGAATGCCCTCTAAACCTACAGAGGCACAGAAAAGACAGATGGCTTTATATTCTATGGCATACCCTGATAGTAGTGTAGATTTATTCTTTGCTACACCAAAAGAATGTAAGACATTTACATTGACAGACTTATCACAGTATAAAGATCAACTAAAAAAAGTTGCATTTAGTATACAAAAGTTTTTGTCTATAAGTGATGATAGACATGAGTTAGCTTCGTTAGTTCACCCCAATCTAGATTCTTGGATGTGGTCAGGGGAGATGGTAGAACAAGCTAAAAAAATATGGAGTATAAAATAGTGAGTACGGATGCAAAGAAGATAGAAGACTTGCAAAAGGACATTGAAACTATGGAGAAAGAGTTGACTGAGGCAAAGAAAACTCTTCGTGATATGAGAACCAAAGGTTTGAGAGATGCTATGGAAGCTAAGAAGTTAGCAGACGAGGCAGTAAAAGAAGAGATGAAAGCTCTTGGTGTTTCATATTCTCATGACTCATATGAGTTCAATCCTTTTACAGGTTGGAGAAGATTACTTTAGTGTCACCACATAAGGTAAGAAGAGAAGCCATAAAGAATGGGTATAGGAGTGGCTTAGAGTTAAAGATTTCTATGGCTCTTGATACGATACGATATAAGTACCAGTATGAGAGCATCAAGATAGAGTGGGAAGACTTAGCTTATCGCACCTATACCCCTGACTTTATACTTAACAATGGTATAATTATAGAAACAAAAGGTAGGTTTTTAGCATCAGATAGACGTAAACATCTAGCCATACAGAAACAACATCCTCATTTAGATATTAGGTTTGTATTTGAAAACAGTAGAAACAAATTAAGAAAGGGAGCAAAATCAAATTATGGTGAGTGGTGTATCAAGTATGGATTTCGTTATTATGATAGGATTATTCCTGAAGATTGGTTGAAAGAAAAAGGTAAAAACAATTATCCTAAATTTATTAAGTTTTCAGGGAGAAAGATAAGGAGAGTAAAATAATTATGGATAAAAATGATGTCAGTGTAGTGTTAAAACCTATTGTAGAAAAAGATAAATGGACAGGAGATGTGTCTATAGGATTAGTATCCACTAATCAAATGACTCTTAGTAGAGAAGATCAAATAGATTTTCTAAAATTAGCAAGGAGATTCTGTGCTCTTTTTCCTTTGATGTTGGATGATAAAAAGGTAGAACGTGAGGCAGAGAGGTTGGCAGAAAGTTTTATGCCTATTGAATATCTGCTCACTGAAAGTTTAAAAAAACATGATAATGTAATACACGTTAATTTTAAGGATGACAAATGAGACATTTAGAATATATGAAAAATAAATTTAAAGAGATAGAAGAAAAGTCAAAGGAGCAAACAGTGAAATATTTATCAGGTAAAAAAGATGATATGGTAAATCATCCACCACATTATAACAAAGCAGGTATAGAAACTATTGATGCTATTCAGGCTATGACAGGTGATGGATTTGAGTTTTACCTACAAGGTAACATTATGAAATATCTATGGAGATACAGATATAAGAATGGTGTAGAAGATTTAAAGAAAGCAGAATGGTATCTTGCTAAACTGATAGAGGTAGTAGATGTACCTAAAAGTTAAATTAAATATCACACTGCAGATAGACCCTGAAGAATATCCTGTTCCTGCAGATGGTAATGTAGGAGAAGAAATACAGGATTATATTAAGGATACTTTGCATGACTTAGAAGGTGTGCAGATAAGACATATGAAAACAATAAGTGAGGAATGAAATGATTAATAACTACCTACCAACAGACTATCAAAACTTTATTGCCTTGTCTAGGTATGCAAGATGGAAAGATGATGAGCAACGTAGAGAAACGTGGATTGAAACTGTAGAAAGATACTTTGATTATATGTCAAATCATCTAAAGAAAAAGCATGGATATGAAATAACTAAAGCTCTAAGAGAGAAACTAAATAACTCTATCACATCTCTAGGTATCATGCCTAGCATGAGAGCCTTAATGACTGCAGGTGTAGCCTTAGATAGATGCCATGTTGCAGGATACAACTGTAGTTATATACCTGTAGATAGTCCACGTAGTTTTGATGAGTGTATGTATATACTTATGTGTGGCACAGGTGTAGGTTTTTCTGTAGAAAGAGAAAATGTAGATAAGTTACCTATTGTTAATGAACACTTTGAAGAAAGTAGCACAGTCATAACTGTTGCAGATAGCAGACCCGGATGGGCAAAAGCATTTAGAGAAATGATAGCTATGTTATATGTGGGTCAGATACCTAAATGGGATGTATCAGAGATAAGACCTGCAGGAGCTAGACTAAAAACGTTTGGTGGTAGAGCATCAGGTCCTGCACCCTTAGAAGACTTATTTAATTTTTGCATAGACATATTTAAAAATGCAAAAGGTAGAAGACTATATCCTATTGAGTGTCATGATATTATGTGTAAGGTAGGTGAGGTTGTAGTTGTAGGTGGTGTACGTAGATCTGCACTTATCTCTCTATCTAATTTAGGTGATGATCAAATGCGTCATGCTAAGTCAGGTCAATGGTGGGAGAATGAAGGACAACGAGCATTGGCTAACAACTCTGTCGCATTTAAAGGTAAGCCTGAGATGGGTACATTTATGAGAGAGTGGACTGCATTATACGAATCTAAGTCAGGAGAACGTGGTATATTTAATCGTCAGTCTGCTAAAGTAAAAGCACTAGAGAATGGTAGACGAGATGCTAACTATCAGTTCGGTTGTAATCCTTGTTCAGAGATTATACTAAGACCATATCAGTTCTGTAATCTAACTGAAGTTGTTGCACGTGAAACAGATGATATGTTATCCCTAAAAGATAAAGTTCGTATGGCTACTATCTTGGGTACATTTCAATCTACACTTACTGACTTTAAATATTTACGTAAGGTATGGAAAGATAACACAGAAGAAGAAAGATTATTAGGTGTGTCTTTGACAGGTATACTTGACTGTCCTGTGTTATCCCCTGACAATGCTAATCTAGAATCTAATTTAGAAATGTTAAGAAAAGTTGCAGTAGAAACAAATAAAAAGATTGCAGAAGATTTAGGTATACCACAGTCAACTGCTATCACTTGTGTAAAACCTAGTGGCACAGTTAGTCAGTTAGTAGATAGTGCTTCAGGTATTCATGCAAGACATAATCCTTTCTACATTAGAACTGTACGTGGTGATAATAAAGATCCACTTACACAGTTTATGATAGAGGCAGGTATTCCTGCAGAGCCTGATGTTATGAAACCTGATAGTGTCTCTGTGTTTAGCTTTCCTATGAAGTCACCAACAGGTGCTATCACAAGAACTGAGATGACTGCCATAGAACAGTTAGACTATTGGTTGATCTTTCAGAGACATTGGTGTGAGCATAAACCATCCGTAACTATATCTGTCAAAGAGCACGAGTGGATGAGAGTTGGTGCATGGGTGTATGATAACTTTGATGAGGTATCAGGTATATCCTTTTTACCTTTCAGTGATCATACATATGCACAAGCACCTTATCAAGATATAGATGAAGATAAATATAATGACTTGACAAAAGCCATGCCACGTGCTATAGATTGGAGTAAGTTACAGGACTTTGAAAAAGAAGATACTACTAGTGGTAGTAAAGAACTAGCCTGTACTGCAGGTGTATGTGAAGTTGTAGATATAGAAGGGAGATAAATATGAGAGAGATGTTACTATCAGCTTTGAAGTCCTATTACGTAGGACATATAAATAAACATATTGCCAATGTTGAAATCTATTTAAGTAGATCTACAGGTATTGGAGAACATTCTGATATCATAGAGGCTATGGACAAAGAGGTGGCAGAGATTGGTAAGTATGATGATAGACTATCAATGATAATTAAATATTTAGAAAGGAGACAATCTAATGAGACAGAAGAAAAAAAGGAATCCAAATCTAAGTAAGTATGATGCACCCTTACGTATTCAGTTTGAACGTGGACTGAATGCATTCAAGGGTAAACAATACATACAAACTGTTCGCAGTAAAGATGCAAAGATTATTGCTACAGTTAGTCCTTACAATCCAAACACTATGCAACATAGGGAATGGCAGAGAGGATATGACTTTGCATACTTTAAAAACTTAGAAAGAGTTAAACGTGAAGAAGCTAGAAGAAGAAGCCAAGAGGTTCATGCAGAGTAGGATAAAACCTACTCATGAACTACCTGATATAATAAAAAATTTAGAGACTATACTTAGAAGGTTAAAAGAAATAGATGCAAAAAGTAACACCAACTCATGACTTATCATGGTATCTTAAATGGACAGGCTCTATGTTAATTATGTCAGGGATTATCTGTAGATCGGCAGGTGTTCTGCCTTTCTACGATTTGATAGCCTCGTGTATAGGTACAGGATTATTAGCAGGTATGGCTTACATATGGCATGATAGAGCACTACTCACTGTTAATGTTGTAGCCTGTGCTGCCTTGGCTATGGGTGTGTTGAGGTCTGTGTTTACCTAGTCATCAATCCACCACGATTTAACTTAGGTGTTATTTCCATGATAGCTTCTTTGTATTGTCGTGGTGATAAAGATAATATTTTTTCTTCTGTTTTAAGTTTATAATCTAATATGTTACCTTTTGTTTCAAGTAGTGTAGATTGCAACTCATTAATAAACTTCTTAGGACTAAAATCTTTAGGTGCTTCTCTGCCTTGATATCCCTGTATTCTTTTTGGAGCAGTTTGCATAATACCTCTAGTCGGTCTATCTAACAAACTATTTAATATTTTCATATTATTTTTTTTCTCCCCTTTTGGTAATACAATACTTAAATTTTCAGTAAGTCTACTTAGATTTGGGGATACAGTTAACTCATCTATTATTTCATCATATGCACCTCTAGCTCCTTCAGTTCTTGTAAACTTAGCTAGATCAAGAGCACTATTAAAATAATCTTTAACTAAATCATAGGCTTTCTTTTGATTCACAGGATCTCCTATTAATGCTCTGTTATCAACGTCACCTATAGATACTTCTAGTTTTTTATATTTATCAAATGCCTCGTTTGCTTTTTCAACCATAGATAACATCTTTGGATTATCTACTACTTTTTTTGGTGTAAGAAAATCAGGTCTAGTAAATGCCACCTCTGCTTCTGTATGTGCAGACTTAGGTAACTTTATACCTAAAGTGTCATCTGTCATAACATCTTTATACTTATTAAATAACCCCTCTCTAAGATCTCCATCACGTGAGTATAAGTTAACAATTTTGTTATAATCGTCAGGTGTCATACTTTTAAATTTACCATAAGGTAACTCTGTGAATAATAAATTTTCTACAGTTCTACCCATTTCATCTGTTCCCATTCCCATGTCACCCACCTCTACTCCGGGAGTAGTAAAAGCAGGTTTAACAGATGTAATAGGGTCAAGTGATGTTGATAATGCAGGTGTTCCTAATTCTGAATGAATAGGTACTTTTCTAGTTGCTAAACCTATGTATGTTTTACCTGTTGATTTTCCTGTGCTATCTTCATATCTATCAAATCCACGTCTTACTATGTTATCTATAAATGTTTTATCAAGTTCTACTACCTCTTTTATATCTTGTCTATTTCTCTTTGTTAGCTCTGCTTCTATATCTCTAAGATCTACCTTATTATTATCAAGTAACTTTACCACACCAAATGTTTCACCTTCATAATTATTAATAGCAGATGGTGTTCCTTTTAAATATACTTCACCTGCCTCTGCATTAGTTTCTAACGATATTGTATCATTAAAAACTTTAGGAGTAGGGGATATATTAGAATCTTTACTTGCACTTGCTAATATAGGAAACTTTATTTTAGCTCCTGCATACTTATCTATCTCATCTACATCTCTACCTACTTTCATACCATAAGTAGCTATATCTATGATGGGATTACCATTGTTAGCATCTACTATCTCTGTAAATATCTTTGAGTTATCTCTAAATGTAGTGGCTAATTCATTTGCTTGGAAGTCTTTGTCTATATATGTACCTAGTTTTGGTGATGCACTAAACTGACCCATAGCAGTGCCATGATATAATATCTCTTTCCTAGGTTTATCAAGCATCTTAATACGTTTTTTATGCTCTTTCTTTTTAAACTTATTCTTTATTTCTTTTATTTGGCTCTGTCGTTTTGTTGATATGTTCTTGTTAAACTTATCACCTAATTCTTTTTTTACATAATCACTTGTATTTACAAGTATATCAGTACCTGTCTTCCTGTCACCTCTTTTAAATGCATCTATAGCCATTTGACGTAGCATATTCTTACCCATTCTAGATACAAAACCTAATCCGGGAATCAACCCCATTGTTATTAACCCTGTGAATGCACCACCAAGACCCATCTTAATTAAGTCTCGTTCACCATAACCTGCCTGTAGTAGTTCATAGGCACGTGTATAGTCTTCAGGTGCATCTTTAAATGCAATCACATCACCTGTCAAAGGTGCAGTTGCTAAAGCAAAGTCTCTTACATCTTTTATGGTTATAGGTTCTACACCTTGAGCCTGTCTTTGTATATCTGTCATTCCTGCTTCACGTTCTTCTCGTTTACGTTCTGCATCTGCAAACATTCTATCAGTTTCAAGTCCTAGTTCAAATCCTTTTATAGCCATTATTTTCTACCCATTATTCCTCTTTTCATTCTACCTTTGGCAACACCTTTTCTACTTATTGCCCATCGTAAAACATTTTCAGAAGTTCTTACTCCTTTAAGTATTATAGTTAAATCTCTAGAATTTTCTATATTTAATTCTTCTATTTCTTTTTCTGTTAGGTTTTCAAATCCTTCTATCTCAAACAAACCATCTCGTAAACCATTTCTAAACTCTGCATTTATTGAATCTTTTTCAGGAGATGGTATACTTCTATATTCATTTAACTGAACTAAACTATAAGGTAGTGAATCCTCTTCACTTGAGCTTAATCTTTCTCGTTCTAACTCTACTAGTTTCAATGCTTTATCCCTAGCTTTAGGCATAACCCTTTCCCTAAGTGCAGTGACTAAATAATTTCTTTTTTGTGCTTTTGATTTTAAATTTAAATATAATTCATCTCTTAATATAACTTGTTCTAACACCTCATTTAAATTTTTAACAGACTCTTCACCACTCAATACCTCTCTAAGTTTTCTGTCTATGAAAGCATTAGGACTCTTTCTATAAAAATCATAGTATTGTAAATTTAAATCTGCCATTTCTCTTTCTAATACATTTTTACGTGGCATTTTACCTAGTCCAAACATTTGTTTTTCTAGTGGATTAAAAGCTATTTGATCTCCTGTTCTCAATGGATTTCTGTATGGGGTGTCATATGATACAGTATCAAATCCTATTTTTTCTGCTATATCTTTAGCACCTCTTCTAGCATTATAATATCTACCCACAATAGTGTTAGCACCAATATCAGGAAAAGCACGAGTTCCTCTATCAAATAATATTTTATAAAAACTTATGTCTCCTTTAGGGTCACCTTGTCTTGTTTCAGGTATGTATCTAGCAAACTTATCAAACTGACTGTACACATCTTTGAGAACTGCCATTGGCATTGTATATGTGTTAATTAAATTAGCTCCAAATTCTGCTGCTGCTTTGTCAATAACTCCCTCACCACCTGCAGCGACATCATCAAATAATTTATCAATTACCCAATATCCATAACCTGTTCTAAAAGATGAACCAAATAAAGATTGTAAGGCATCTTGCATATACTGTCTAGGACTATTCATCACCTCTGTCATTCGTTTGCCATCTGCACCCCACCTATCATATAAATCTTCCCACAAACCTGTGACAGGAGAGTAAAAATTTGTCTCATTTAATTTTACTTTTTTGCCTCTTTCATCACTTAACTGATATCTTAAAGCTATGTCTGCTGCTAAAAGGTAAGGTGCAAAAGGTCCGTATGTAGGTCTACCATCTACCACCTTACCTGTATCATCTTTAAACTCATACCAATATGTACCTAGTTTACCATCATCATCCATGTTTTCTTTTCTCCAATTATAGGCTACAGAAAACATCATTAGACCTGTAAGTTGTTTTGCAAACTTTTGTCGATACTCATCTTTAGATATATTTTTAAGAGATTGAATGTATCCTTGTTTAGTTCCTAATCCCTCTAAATTCATAAGACCTAGTAAAGGTGTATGCTCATATAAAAACTTCATCTGATTTGCAATGAATCTAGGGAAAGGTATAAAAGAAGATATTACAAATGGTACATTTCTATGTGCATCAATAGTTCCTTTCGCAACTTTGCTAAACCACCCATCACCTTTAAACGACTTTTGATATACAAACTCTAATGCATCTTGCATTGAACCTTCTATTATATCTTTGTTAATAGTATTAAACTTACCATTTTTTATTATATTAACTAAGTCTTGTCCATCATCTGCTAATCTTCTTCTTAATGAAGCAGTAAACACTGCTTGTTTGAAAAAGTTATCAGACATTGTATTTAAAAAGTTTGCCTTAGTTCCTATCTTAGCTAATGCACCACCACCTGTTTGAGATGTTAAATCGGCTGCTTCTCTAAATAAAACAGTTGCAGAATCAGGCATAGTATTTTGAAATATATTTCTAACTGCTTGTGCTTCATAAGGATTTAACATATATTTTGCTATATCAAAAGTCCCATCAAATGGATTGCTTATTCTACCTTTTAGTACATTATAAAATGTACGTGTACCTGCATCAACTACAACTCTAAATAAAGCATTCGCATTGTTACGCATGGTTGTAGCAGGTTGTGATGTCATAAGTGCTAGTCTTAATCTATCTAAATCTCTTAATACCCCTTTATCTTTTTTATTCTTTAGAACCTCAAGAGCTTTAGTTTTATCTATTCTTGTTAAACCTCTTCTCTCTAAATCTTGAATGTCAGTTAATAATTTAGCAACAGTTTTTTGTGATGTGCTAGGATTTAATTGATTCTTTAAAAAACCATGATATCCTAGTGTCCTACCTGCATCAGATATATCTGCTAAATATACTAGTGAAAATTGATCATAGGATAAGTTATGTTCTCTTAGTATATCACTTAATTCTTTAAAACTTATTTTTTCATCTCCTATGGCATCAGCTATAGCAGACGTAACTCTTTGATCTTTTCCAATTTTAATTTTATTTTTTACCTTTAAAACTGCAGCAGATAAGTTTTCAAAAAATTCTATAGGTAATTTATCTAGTCCTTTTTCTTTTGCTAAATCTCTACCAACAGATACTTTCTCTGCATCTAAAGGTTTTTTTGCTATGGGTTGTTTTTTAGCTATTCTTTTGAGTCCATCAGATGTCATCTTATATGTTTCAGGACTTAGCTCTTCTAATATTTTATTTAGAAACTGTGTATCTTCTCCTTCTCTAACACCTTTTAAAAATGCTTTAGATTTTTTACTAGCATCATCTGCTAATTTTTTAGTTGCTACTTCAGATGCAGTTAAAAACTCATCTGCTTTTATGGCTTTCATAGTTTGATAAGCACCTGCTCCTGCATTTAATATAGCACCACCACCTGCAGATATTAATGCAGTTCCTATAACTTTACTTGTGTCTACCTCATCTTGTAAACCTACTTCAACCTTTGTACCTTCTTGAGCACCTGCCTGTACTGCACCAATAGAGCCTTCTACAACTGCACCTTTAGCTGCACTCTTGGCTATTTCTTTAGTTAATAATTTACGTATGCCTAGTTTAGTTAATTGATTACCACCTACAGATGCAAGTTTCCCTGCACCACCTGTTAATATCCCTAGGTAAGTTGATGGAGCAGTGAATATACCACCTGCATAATCTTTTGCAGTTTCAACGTTGAAACTATCACCTTCCATGTTATCATACAAAGCAATCAATCTAGCAAAGTTTTCTTTCTCTGATATACTAGCATTCTGTGCATACTCTAAATCACGAATAGCAGTTACTTCGTTTACGTTTTGATATCTAAAGTGTTCTAGGAATTGATCATAAACTTTTTCAGGAGTGTTTAAGTCGGACTGTTTATAGCCTTCTCTATCTACTAAAAAGTAGTAGGCATCGTTTATGAAATCTTGATTTTGGGTAAGAGTTTGTTTGTTCTGATCTTCAGGACTAAAGTTATTATATTCTTTAAAATATTGCATGACATTTTATATCCTAACTATTCTTTATAAGGATTCTTAAAAGCAGGGTCTTCTATTATAAATTCTATTAATCTATCTTTTTGACTTTTGTTTATTCGCATACCTTCATTTTTAATTAAATTTTCTATTACTGATTCTACAAATCCTCTTACAGAATAATTTCTTTTAAAAATATCTGCTGCTCCTAAAGATTGAGTTGTATTTTCTTTTATAAAGTTATTAATTTTGTCTATATATTTTTGACGATTTCTTTTCACTAACTCTTTAAAAGCATCTTTACCATTTATTGTTCCCAATCCATTTCTTTTTATTTGTTTTACAACTTGACTTTGATCCATATCTTTTATTGTTTTATCTGTATCACCTACCTTTGGTGCTCCGGGTATTTCTTTTTTCTTATTATCAGGTTTATCTACTTTAGGTGTATTTAGTTTTAATTTACCATCAGGGAATGTAAATCCTCTTTTTTCTAATTCTTTTCTTAGATAACTACCTTCTTTAGGAACATCAAAAGCTATATCTTTATCATCAAACATAATATCTTTGTTTTTGTTAAATATCATTTCAACAGCTTCTAAGTTAGTTAAAAGTCTAGGATCTTGTAATTTATTAGCTTCTGTTATCTTTAATTCTCTAGCTTGTTTTGTTAAGTCATTAGATATAATAGATAGAGCAGTTCTTAACTTTTCATCTGCAGTTAAAAATCTTATATTACCTGTATTTAAATCTATATCTGTGCTTATACCTAGTAGTTCTCCAACTCTATCTGCCATCTCTTTATTCATTTTCTTTTCAGGTATTTTATCTGCTGCTGACATTTGAGATATTCTCTCTGCTTGTTTTCCTATATCAGTTAGTAAATCATCTCTACCTTCTAAGTAAGATTGTATTTCTTTTGTCTTTGCATCATCTTCTGCTAAGTCAACATCTCCAGTTTTTACTATGTTTCTTATAGTAGGTGTTAGATCTACACCTTTTTCATCACTAAACATCTCACCTGATACAAAAGATGTGATAGGTCCTGATGCAGGTTGTGAACGTATATTAAGCATTTCTAAGTCTAACTTTTTAGCTGCTGGAGCCATAGCAGTTGCTAACTCTGATAATGTCATATTAGGAACTTTAGACGCACTTCTATCTTCACTTCCTGTTGGTGTTTGCTCTTGTATTAAGGAAACCAAAGGTTTTACACTAGATAGTCCATACTCTTTTTTAGCACTAGTAAATGCTTTTGTTAAACCTCTATCATGTATAAAAGATATCTCTGCATTTGATAATCCATCAGTGCTAAATATTCTTTTTATTTTATTTAAACTTTCAAAGTTACTATCTATTCTATTTTTTCTTGTAGCCTTATTTTTAGTTATTACAGAACTTACATTTGATGCTACACTTTTAATTAATTCTCTAGCATCTTGTCTGTCTAATTTACCAAACTCTTCTTCTTTATCATATAAAGATTTCACCAAATATGGATTGTCTTTTGCCAAAGCAATAGAAGGTAAAGCAACTGCAAGTGCTCTTTTAAAACGACCACCCACACTTTTATCAGTTAGAAATGATACATCTTTGTTATTGTCTTCTGCCATTAACCTCTCCTAGCCATCAAACCCATAGGTTGCTCTTCTTTTGTGTCTTCCTCTTGTTCCTCTGCAACTTCTTCAGTGCTATCTTCACCTAATTGTTTTTGAAACTTAGCGAATGCTGCTTCAGATGCAGAGTCTCTTATTTCAATATCTTTATCTCTCTCCATACCTGTGGTATATTCTACACCTGCTTTGTCCCCTATTAACATAAGCATTTCCATAATTACAGGTATCAATAACATTCCTACATCAATAGTATGTTTACCTTCCATGACACTCATCAAGTGTATATTGTTAGCTATTAATGTAATAGGCATACCTGTTTCCATTAAGTTAAGAGCTTGTTCTACAAAGGATTCATCTTGCATACTTGTCACATAATATTCTGCAGCTTTACTAACTGTTGGATATTGAGGGGGTGTTTGCCAAGGTCTAGCACCTACTTCATGAGTCATAGCCATTCCGGGAATGGGTGCTTCTAATATAGGTTCTGTTCTATTTGTATATCTCATGTTTCTATTTCTTCTTTACCATTTAATCTTTCATTTTGTATAGCCTCAAAAAAATCCATAGCTTCATTAAATGGATCATCTTGTTTAGGCATACTCATGTTTTTCTTCATAGACATATTTCTAGATAGTAATCCTTTAGTCGTAGGCACTTCTGCTTGATTTTGTAAATCTCTAGTTATTCTTTTGTAATTAAGAAACTTATTGTAAATATTTCCTGAAGGGTTTGTAATCATTATCCAAAAGGTCCTCTAATAATTGCAGCACCTAATGTGCCTAGCATACTACCGATAGCACTTGATCCTGCAGCTTTCTTGGTTTGCTCTGCAGTATATTGTTGTGCTTCTTTACTAATGTTAGCCACACCTAATGCATTGATTCTGTCTTGCTCGTTCTCTGCACTCTTCCATGCCCACTCCATAGTATCTGCATAGAATGCCCATAGGTCATCATATGCTTCATTGGATATGTCAAGAACTGCTTTTGCATTTAGTTCGTTAGCACGATTGATAGCAGCAGTATCTGCAGTGGCTAACTCTCTTCTCCATACTGCATTGTTCTGTGCTATAGCTATTTGATTTTGTGCATTAAACTGATCTCTTGCATTCATCACTTCTGCATTAAATCTTGCAAGTGTATTCATTTCACCTGCATTGAACTGATCTTGTGCGTTTGATTGTGTAGCATTAAACTGTTCTACTTGACTCCTCAAGTTAGCGAAGAACTGATCTACTTGATTTTGTGAGGTTGCATTAAACTGTTGGGCAGCATTTAGGGCAGCCTGATCTGTTAATATACTTTGTGTTAGTTGTTGCATATTAAACATACCTGACTGTTGTTCATTAGATAGGTTTGCCATATCTACTTGTAGGAATGCTTTTGCATTTTCTACGGCAGCCTGTTGTCTGTTTGTTAAGTTACTAGTGTCTAGACCTGAAAGTGCAGATGCCTCTGCTAGTACAAGAGCTTGTCTGTTTGACAAGTTTTGTAGATTTAATGTATTAGCTACTCTACTATTTTCTAGTTGTATCTGTTGTTCTGCAGTAAAGTTTCTATTAGCTATGTCACTTATCTTGGCAGCATTCTGAACTCTAGCTTGAAATGCCTGATCAAACTCTTGACCTATGAATGATGCTCTTTGTTGAGCAGCTAACATAGCACGTTGTTGTCTATTAGATAAGTTTTGTAATTCAAATGTTCTTACAGTGTTTGCATCTGCCTGTGCTATAGGTAGTGCAGACTCCATAGCAGCCTGTACAAGTGCCTGTCCTGCAATACTAGAAGCACCGAGACCTCTTTGTTGCATAACTGCATTGACACCTCTGATTGCACCTGATGCCCATGCAGGTGGATTAGTTGCATCAAAGTTAGCAGTTAGACTTGCTATTTGTCCTGCTACAGTTGCCTGATCACTTGCAGTAGCAGTGGCAGCATCAATTTGTTCTGTAAATGTTTTTGCTACTTCTGCATTAGTAACTGAATCAACTAACTCTCCTTCACGAATGGCTCGTTGAGCAGGACCTGACATAAGTATTGCATTACCTTGAGCAGCATCTAAGTTAGCCACACTACTTGCAGTTGCTTGTGCTGCGAGTATTTGAGCATTATCACTTAAATCTGTTTGAGCAGCTTGATTACTAGATACTGCATTTTGCACTGCCTCTTGAGCAACTACAGGTGTGACTTGTGCTGCAGTTCCTGTTGGTGTTGTTTCTGTTTGTTGTAAACCTGCTTGAGCAGTCTGACTAATTACATTAGCCTGACCCATACCTGTTCTAGGATCAATTAACTGTGACTGTTCAAAGGGTGTTAATTCAGGTTGTGTGACTGCACCTACAGGTAAAGCACCTGTCTGTGCTCTTATTGCAGTAGCATCTTGTATACCTTTAGGATCACCCTCTGTGCCAAATACAGGTATCTGACCTTGCCCCTCTCCCATTGTTGGAACGTAGGCTTGTTGTCTATTAGTTGCAACACCCCCCTCTGCCATTCTTCTTGCAGCATCTTCAAAGACAACCATCTGTCTTTTCTTGTCAGGGTTTTGCTCTAGGTAATTATCAAAGTTTACCATATCACCTTTATAACCAAGTCTATTGGCTATCTTCTGCATACCACTTGGTTTAAATCCTGTAAACATTGCCATTATCTACTTCCCATC